CCGTACTGCTGCGCGGCGGGAAGAGTCTCCGCTGGCGACATGCCAGTCATCACCTTTGCAAGAGGAAGTGGGCCGAGAGCTGTCACAACAGTCGGCACATCACCACCCTCAACAGGCATCATCCCCATCTCCGCGCGGACCTCGTTGACTGTGATTACGCCATGCTCCAGTAGGATCTCAGAGCGCTTTGCTGCCTCCAGCTTCTCACCTGCTGTAAGCGGGGCGGCTCGGTCGAAGTTGAACGAGACGCGCCCTTCGTCTGCCTCGTCCAAGAGCCTCGGGAGAACCTGCGTGTTGATTCTTGCCTGCAATAGCTCAAGGATAGGAGAAATCAGGTGGCTGCTTGCGACATCCATCTGAATCTCAGCCGTGGCCCTCGGAACCCCTTGGGACTCGCCAAGCTCAATCGGCATCACGCCAAAGGTGCGCCAGATCGCTCTTCGCATGGTCTCTACGACCTGCTGCATCTCCAAGTCTTTTGGGGTGTGTCGAAGCTCCAGCCACTTTGCGTCAATGCCATTTGGCTGCGGGCTTGTGACCACACGGATGCGGTGGTCCTTGCCCTTCATGGACATCAGGTCCGCTCTGGCTCGCTCTGCCGCCTGCCCAGCGACACCACCCAGCACAAGCAGCCCCGGAGGGATCTCGTCCGCATCAAGGGCGAGCATTGCGTGTTCGCTGGAAAGCACGCATGTCAGGCACTCGTTGATGACAGTCTCAAGAACAGGCAGCCCAAGGACAGATCGGTTGTTGTTGTAGAGCTTGAAGTACGCAAGGCTCTGCGGCGGAAGGGCGATTGGGTTCTCAGGGGTGTCTTCTGTTTGCTGTTCGTACCGAAGAAGATGCCCGTGTTCATCTGTGACAGGAAACCACTCAGAGCCAAGCCATGATTGTAGCTCGACAAGTCTCCCATCTGCATCACTGACAAGTTCGATTGCGCCTGCATCGTAGACAAGCAGGTCCGTGACGACCGCAACCATCATCTCCTGCCAAGTCGTACCATCTGTGCTCGGAGTCTTGAGAAAGTCCCGAATACGCGCAGCCACATCTGTGAGGCGCTGGTACTCTTCTGGGTTTCTTGGGTCCTCGTTTACACGGATGAACCAGTCCCAAGTAGAGATTCTGCGGGCGATGGAATCCACACAGGCTCGAACATCTGGAGTGGACTTGTATAGCTGCCAATACTGCTCTGGCATCAGCGAGCGGTACTGAGAATAGAACGAGTAGTGGCTGTTCGGTGTGTTGTAGAGGCTTGAAGTGTAAGCCGCATGCGACCAACCCTTACGATCTCGCAGGTCCATCGCTTGTGACGAGCGGGGTGCAGGTCTTTGGCCAAGCCAGTTTCCGGCCCGGATCTCAGGCTTGCCAACGCGCACAACACCGGGCTGAACCAGTCTGATCTTGGGTTCTGTGGGCATCGTTTTCTCCAGCTTCGCTTGTTCTAACACTTCAAGGAAAACTCTTTCCCTACTACTTCTTTCGCGAAGCGGCAGAAGACAGCAGCCGCACTATACCGAGAAGCCGCTTCCTTGGCGATTGCTCTTCCACACCATCGACATCAATCCCCGGCGTCACGCCCACAAACCCACCAAAGATGCGAGCCATCAACTTCCCTGTGCGCTGATCTGATTCGTCCTGTCCAGCAAGGTACGCAGATCGAAGCGCGTGTGAAACAGCCTTGACCTCTTGGTCAGTCGCTCTTGAGAGCAGGCCAACAAGGACAGGGTCTTCCTCTGCACTTGAAATAACAGAAGAGTATAGAGATAGCCGTCTCTCACCCATTTGGTCTGACCTCCATAGAAATGTACCTGCCACCACTGCTGATCAAGTCTGTTGCGACTCTCTCGTATGCGTCCGCAAACCTGTAGTGATCTGCTGCGTTTCCAGAATCCCAAAGCACACGGTCACCAGTCTGATTCGGCACTCTTTTCGGTGCCTGCATCTGATCTGCCCAGCCGGCAACACTCCACACATCCTCGCAGAAGATTCTGCGCCTTGGGTCTGAACGCAAATCATCCATTGTCGCGTCCAGTAGCTGCGTTCGATCAACCGTAACCATCTTGGTCACATAGTTCTTGCGCATACCGTAAGCCTCAGAGCCAACTTTTCCTGTCGGGTGAAACTGGCAAAGCCACAGGTCCACATTGCCGACATTCGCGCACTTGTCTCGAAGCTCCTGCGCTTTTCTCATCTCTGGTCGCGAGTCGCACACGGCTGAGTTCACCCTGTACCGGACAAGGGCGTCGTACACTTCATCAAATGTGCGCAGCGTGCCAGTCCAAACGAGGGTGCGGACCATGGACTCGTCTTGATTCTCCTGCACGGTAGAGATCGTCATGTGTAGTTCCTCAGAACCAACATCGATCCCTGCAACAACGGTCTGATCTTTCAACTCTGCTGATCCACCGTAGTCCATGGGGCTACCAGTAGAAGCATCTGCAAGCATTTTCGCCGTTACCGCAGAGCCCTCTGCCTCGTATGGCCTGCCAAGGACACTCGCGTAAAAAGCCTGGATCTTGTAGGTGTCGTTCTGGGCCTCCAGCCACTCCAGCCACAAACCCCTGATGTCCTGCGAAAGAACATCAAGGCGCGTCGGGTTGTACCCACGCCTGTTCTTTGATGGCCTTTCTGCTACCCATTGACCACCCTCGGCCACCCTCTCAAAAGGCTTACCGCAGGAACGGCACACTGGCCGAATATGACCTGATGATGCGCCTTTACGGTCCCTAAGCATCCAGCGACCATTCACATCTCTGGTTACAAAGTTGACCTGCCATTCGAGAGGCTGCTTTTCCCCGCATCTGCCGCACTTATGAAACCACCTGCGGCCATCGCTATTGTCATAGAGAGCAGCCACGCCACGCTTCGCCTGCGTCGGGTTTCCGATACGGAAAAGCTGCGGATTCGGGCTGGCACGGAGACGGTCCCGAGCCAGCGCAAGATTCTGCTCTACGCAGCGGTCAAACTCGTCGACCACCATGACATCTGCTGAGAACTCGATGAAGTCGTTGACGGTGTTGCTGCCGAGAAAAAGCAAGCTGCCTTTACCGAAACGCTTGATTCTCAAGCTGCCACGGTTTCCTTCATCCAGAAACTGCCGGTAGTAGGCAACCTGCTCCAGTGGTGGCTGGATTCTCCGCTGAACAAAGCGATCTCGTAGCTGGTATGTCGGAAGAATGTAGGCGGCGATGCGGCCAATCCTTGCCCGCTCCAAGCAAAGCTGGATCAACAGCTCACTCCAACCGATCTGCACCGCCTTCATCGCATCGAAGCCATCTATTTTTGGCGCATCGCAGTAAAGCTCAATCAGGTACGGCTTGTCCGCAAAGGAGAGCGGCTGGCCACGGGTCGTCCTGTGGTGGTTCAACGCGATGCCAAGAAGCGGGTACTGCTCCTCAATGGCGTCATACACCTTCTTGGTTGGATTTTTCATTTCCTGCCCGTCAGACCTTCAAGCACAGCAGACCTTTCAGCCTTTGGAGCAAGGCTTACGATCGACCAGACCTCGTACTGGTTGCCATCGCTTCCTCTTCTGGCGGTCACCTTCAAGCCCACACCGTGAAGCACTGCCCTGCTGCTAAGGCTCTGCTGCGCAACTTCCAGCAGGAAGCCCAAGGTCTTTGCATCCAAGTACATGCGAACATCTTTTCCGCTCAACGGCCCACCGATGATGTTCTCACCGATCACCCTGTCCTCTTGCGGCCCCTGTTCCCCGTACTGAATCCGGCTTCCAAAAATGCTCATGCTGGCTCCACATCGATCAGCGGTGAAGGGATCGCCCCAAGAACAGTGTTGAGCTCTTTGACTTCTTCCTTGAGCGCAAGCAGCACTTCTCTTTCCCCGCCTGACTTCTTGGCCGCAGCGACCCTTGGCGTCTCGGTCACATGGACATTGTGTTCAATATGCTGCTGCACAGCCACATGCTCTGTAGGCAGTCCAGTCAGAAGCGCCCTTGCTTTGATCAGGTTCGGAATATCGCCAACCTTGACCTGCAAGCTGCCATCCTGAACTCTTCTTGCAATCAGGCCAAGCACAGCGTCGATCAGCATCACCTGCTTGCTGACATCTGTTTCTCTCAGGTGCTTGTTCCTGATCTTGTACCCAAGATCGCGCAGGTATCTTGCCGGGTCCAACTGGTCTGTTTCAACGGCAGTCATTGGCCCAACAGACTTCTTTTCTTCCTCACTTGAGACACCGACACGCTGCTTCTGGACACTGTCTCGTAGCTTGGCATAGCCCGCTTGATTGAGGACAAGATCAAGGGCGGCACGCATCATCTTGGCGTTGTCCGCACCAACATGCTTCTCCATAATGGAGCGATACCTGCGCAGCGCTTCGTACTCTGGGTCGTTGACCCTTGCGGCCCGCATGTCCCACGCAAACTTCCTCTTCCAGTGCCGAATATTCGACTCCGCTGTATCCACACTTCTTGCGAGTAGCCGGTTGCTTCTTCCGTCCGGTGTCTGCATGCACCACAACAGAAAGCAGGCGTAAGCCACATCAGACTCGTTCTGCCGCTGCTCAAAGGGTGCGTGTGGGGCGTTGCTGTGGAGCGGCTTGTGGGCCCCCTCACGGCTGTCTGAGGGGTGTTCTTTACTGTCCGCCATGGCGGGCCCCCCACTGGTACAGCGATCTGCCGACTGCGTGCCACCGCTCAAATCTGGCATACCTGCTCAGGAGCAAAACCTGCTCGTCAGAAAGCCTGTCGATCATTTTGCGCATCCTCCTTCTCTCTTTTGCAGCGTGGCTTTCCTGCTTCTTTGAGAAGTCCCACTCCCTGTAGCGGCGAACAATGTCCTCGCTCACAGTTTCAAGGTCCAAGCGGTACCTCCAAAGCCCACCAGAAACCCTTTCCTTCTCGATACGCAGGCTGCCGAACTGCGTCTCCCGCATGGCCCGCACACGGGTGAGCCCTTTCGCACCACCCACGCTCTGAATCTCTGCTGGAAAGTGCCACTGACCATCAAGCATGAGAAAGAACACGCGCTGCATGTTGTTCTTGAGCCTGTCTTGGTCGATCTCGTAGTCGAAAGTCTCTCCGTGGAACCTTGGCATCTCAGTTCTCCTGCTTGTTCTTGTTGTAGAAGCCGCAAGCACTGAGGATTGCCCTTGCCTGCTTGACTTTCTCAAGCTGCTGCTCCGGGTCATCGTAAACGCCGACCACGCTGACGATGGCGTGAACAAGCTCCATGAGCTTCGGTCTTTGGATAATGTCCTCAAACAGCATCGCGTAAACGAAGTGCTCTGGGACATCTTGATGACCAGCCGCGATCCTCTCGCATGCTTGCTCGAAGGTGTCCGGCGTATGCACAGCACAGCCCCTTTCAGAAAGCAGCATGAGGACATCTGAGCCCAAGTCGAGCGAACCAACAACCTCTGGCGTAGAAGACTCATTTTGCTGCACAAGAAAGAAGCCTTTGGGCCATTCACTACCTGCCATCATTACCTCCAAATGATCTTACGGTGTTGCGCATCAGTGCGCAAGCGGAGGTGAATCCCCCGCCTGCGCACACACAGCTACTTCTCTTGCCTTTTTTCCAACCGCCTGATGAACTCTATGCCCTCTTCGCGGCTGTCGACTGGGATCAACATGCCATTTCCGACGACATAGTACCCATCTCTCCTACGGGTCACCCGCAGCTTGCCTTCTGTGTCGAAGGTCATCCCATCACTGAACCGCATCGGCCACCTCCGGCGCAGCTTCCACGGCTGCATCTTGTGCCGGCTCTTCCACTGTCTCTTGTGCCGGCTCTTGTTCCGATTGCCCGATTGGGTTCTCAATCTCCGTAGCCACTACGGGCTTCTCAGTGATGATCTGGTACGCCTTCTCTGCCGGAATCTGGACCAGGAACAAGTTGTCCCGCCTGCGGTTTGCCCACAAGTAGTCCACAGCATCTTCCGGCTCATCGAAGAACGGGATGGCAAGCCACTTGGACTTATCGTCCGTGTACGCTTCTCCCGTAAGGCGCTTGTCCAGAACATCTTGGCAGAAGATCGCAACCTGACCCTTGCTGTTGGTGATCCACTGCACCCAGTTCTCGGGCATACTTCTGTTCTGCTCATGCTGAACATCGTACTTGCGTGGGTCGTACCAGCCTTTGGAGGTGAGAACCACCACCAACTGCTGAACTTCCTTCTCCCCGTTTACTTCTACCTGCTTTCCCATGCTAACTCCTTGGCTTGGGTTTTGCTTTAGCAAGCGCCAACAATATAACAGCTTGCCATTATTCCTGCTGGGCTGGCCACCACACCGGTCGGTTGCGCTTCCACTCCGCAAACCGCATCTTCTCGCCAATGTAGTAAGCCCTGTAAGATTCAACTACGCTTTCCACTTTGTACTGTTCCGGCATACAGAGAGGATGCGGCGTCAACTGCCTGTCCAGCATCAAGCTAAAGTGGTCTTCTGGGATATTTTCTGAGACAGCAAGCAACAGGCACTTCTCGATGACAGCCTGAGACTTGTGCTGCCTGCCGTACCTGTGGGAGTACTCCCTGCAAAGCTCCATGCCGTGCTCGTAAAGCCAAAGGAAGTTGCCGAGAGTCTTGCGAGCCCAAACGGTGCATGGGTGATTCAAGTACGCAGACTTGTATGGGGCGACTTTTCTGCCATGCAGCACATTGACCGCCGTACTGAGCATCTGCGCACTCTCAAGCGGCATCTTGACCACATGCTTGTCGCACATCTGCTGCGCAGCACGCCTTGGATCCTCGTCCAGCACAAAGATGTTCATCTTGCCCCCAAAGAGGGCAGTGTGGGCAGTGTGGCCGAGAGGTACCC